ATTTCAGCAAGTGGCAAAACAACTTTCAGATTATACAAACATTGGATTCAATAATGCTGTCCGTATTACACGGACAGAAGGACACAGAATTCAGGTTCAATCCGGGATGGATGCTTGCTACAAGGCAAAAGACAAAGGTGCTGATGTGGTCAAACAGTGGGATTCTACATTGGATGGTAGAACCAGATCTGAACACAGAAAGCTTGATGGCCAAATCAGAGAAATTGATGAACCGTTTGAAGCCGGTGGTCTAAAAGCAATGGCCCCAGGACATTTCAGTGATCCTGCACATGATTGCAACTGTCGCTGTGTTAGTTTGACCAGGGCAAAGTGGGCATTGGATGAAGATGAACTTCAGACACTAAAGAACAGGGCAGAATACTTTGGCCTGAACAAGGTAGATCAGTTTGATGACTTTCAGAAGAAATACTTGAAAGCAGCTTCTGATCCCACTGAATACATTTGGAGTGAAGCTACCAGTGCTACAGAAAAAATGGTGCTTAAAGAAATCATGGACTATTATGAAGAGGTATCTCAAAAATACGGCGTGAAGCTGGATATTTTAGGTGACAAACTGGCAGATGCCCAGGCTGATTGGGATATGGCCTTGAAATGGAATGTTCAAGAATACATGAAGGAACATCCGAAGGTTTCCAAAAAACAAGCAGAATCGATCGTAAAAAAGACAAAAATGGCACCCAGACCGATAAAAGAGAACATAAGCATTATGGAAGGTGGTCAGTATTGGCATGATACGACCAAAATTGTAAATAAAGACGGTGAATATACATTCAAGCACATCAAAAAAATCATTGTCAATCAAAATGCCAGTGATTATTCTATGACAATCAAAGAAGCAGAAGAAAAGGTGCTTGAACGGTTCGCTAAAATTGAGAAGAGAAGAGCAAATGGAAGAACAACAAGACTTTATTTGAGTAATACAACTGAAGGCGGTGCTGGGACATTTCTCCATGAATATGGTCATGCAATAGACTTCACAATGGGTATTGCAGAACATCCGAAATTCCTTGACTGGTATAATACATTATCAGAAGATGATATATGCACTGGACTAAGTTCTTATGCAGCGACTAATGTAAATGAATTCATTGCAGAAGCGTTTGCAGAGAGCTTTTTTTCTTATCAAAGAACTATGTCAAAGAAGTTCATGAACATACTTGAAAATATTCTGTCGGAGGGATAAATGATGATTGCACCTGCAAAAAATGCACCTTGCCATAACTGTGAGAGGGATATTGGTGTTATACAGCCGAAAGGTACTGAAGATGGTGAATACCTTTATTGTGCTGCATATAAGAAAATTCCATATGAAATTGCTTGTGGTATGGCAGAATGCAAGAAGCAAATCAAACAGGACTAAGGGCTGACTGAATCAGCCCTTTTTTCATGCCTTGAAAGGGGTGACGTTATTTGACCTGGTGAGAGGAAGAAAAAAACCAAATCAAGCTAATGGAATGCTTTGGTGTAAAAACAAGTAAAGAACATTTAAGAAAGGGGAATTTTTTTGAAAATCAATTGGGCAAAGAAACTGACAAGTCGTAAGTTCTGGCTGGCAATCGTGGGCTTTGTTACTCCTTTACTGGTGGCCTTTGGTTTTACTGAAGAAGTAGCTGCCCAGGTAGCAAGTATTATTATGTCTGGTGCAACTGTTGTTGGATATATCGTTGCAGAAGGTTTGGTTGATGCCAACAGTACTGCAACCACAGACGAAACAAAGGATGTGGAATAAACCATGGCAAAACGTGTGTTCATAGGTGTTGGCCATGGCGGTTCTGATCCTGGGGCAGTGGGAAAGGTTGTAGAAGCTAATGCAAACCTTACCATTGCCCTTGAATTGAAGCGGATCCTTGAAACCAATGGTGTTGTGGTTGGCATTAGCAGAACCAAGGATGAAGATGACAAGCTTGCTGAAGAAATCAAAGAAGCTAACGCCTTCAAGCCTGATCTTGCTGTAGAAGTCCACAATAATGCAGGTGGTGGTGACGGCTTTGAAGTTTATGTTCAAACCAACAGTTATGCCACAAAAAGCAAAGCATTGGCACAAGCCATTGAAACACAGGTGAAAGCTATTGGTCAGAATAGCCGTGGAATCAAAACCAAACTGACCGCTTCCGGCACAGATTGGTTTGGGTGGCTACGACAGGTCAAGGCACCGTCTGTATTGCTTGAAGGCTTTTTTGTTGACAGCAATGATGCTTTAGGCTTTGACACTGTTGCAGAGCAGAAGAAACTTGCTGCTGCTTATGCTGAAGGTGTGATGAAACACCTGGGTATTGCAAAGAAACAGACAGACACAAAGGCTGATCTTCTTTATCGTGTGCAGGTTGGTGCCTTTGCTTCTAAGGCCAATGCTGAAAGACTAGCCAAGGAATTAAGGGCAAAGGGTTATTCAACCATTATCAAACAAGGTTAAGTCATAAAAGGGCATCTTCGGATGCCCTTTTCATATTCCACCAGGGATGGTGTCAAACATCTATTTCTAACCTGATGCAACCAGGTAAAAAGCGTATAGAAAGGAAAGGTAAAAATGAACATTTCTGAAATTCTAAAGGCAAAGGGTATCGAAGAAGAAACCATCAAGGGGATCTTGGAAGACATGAAGGCCAACAAGGTCTTTACTGCTTCAGAAGAAAACCTTGACATCAGATATGGCAAGTTGAAAACCGATCATGAAGGCAAGCTTTCTGAACTGGCTGAAGCACAGAAGCTAATTAATGACCTGAAGAAATCCACCAAGGGCAATGAAGATTTGCAGCAGAAAATCACTGACTATGAAAGCCAAGTGGAACAGCTTCAGGCAGAACTGGAACAGACCAAACTGGAAGCGGCCATCAAGGTTGAACTGCTTTCCGCAAAGGCAACTGATGTTGATTATCTGACTTTTAAGCTGAAGGAAAAGGGTGAACTTGCCCTTGATGAAAACGGCAAAATTAAGGGTTGGGATGACAAGCTTGCCGGACTGAAGGCGCAGTTCTCTAATTGGTTTGAAGGTGCTGGCGGCAAGAAGTATGAAGAACACAAACTGCCTGACACCAATGATGGTGATAATGGCATCACCAAGGAAGCCTTTGCCAAGATGGGCTATCAGGACAGACTGAAACTGTTTAATGAAAATCCTGAAGCTTACAAAGAATTGACTAAAAATTAAAATTGGAAAGGAAGTAATTTATTATGGCAAATCAGACTACTATGATCGCTGACCTAATCAATCCTGAAGTAATGGCTGACATGATCAGCGGCAAAATCGCAAGCAAGATTGTTGTTGCACCTTTCGCCAAGGTTGATACTACCCTGGTAGGTGTTCCTGGCAACACCATCACTGTTCCCCAGTATGCTTACATCGGTGATGCTGAAGATATTGCTGAAGGCATTGCAGCTGAAACTGTAAAGCTGGCAACTACTACTGCTGAAGTAACTGTGAAGAAGGCTATGAAGGCTGTTGAACTGACTGATGAAGCTGTTCTGTCTGGTTATGGTAATCCTGTTGGAGAAACCAATAATCAGCTTGCCAAGGCTATTGCTGCTAAGGTCGATGTTGATGCTATGGATGCCCTTCAGACTGCACAGCTGAAGTATGACGGTTCTGCTAGCAAAATCAGCTATACCGGCATTATTGATGCTATTGACATCTTTGAAGAAGAAGTCAATACAGAAAAGGTCATTTTTGTTCATCCTAAGCAGGTTACTGTGCTGCGTAAGGATGCCAATTTTATTTCCGCTGACACTTATCCTGGCAATGTTGTCATGACTGGTGAGATCGGAAAGATTGCTAACTGTCGTGTTGTAGCTTCCAAGAAGGTTCCTAATGATGGCACTAATTATTCTTGCCCAATCGTTAAGTTGAACAATGATACTGAAACTGAAGATGATGCTGCTGCACTGACTATCTATCTGAAGCGTGACACTAATGTTGAAACTGATCGAGTTTCTCTGGCTAGAAAGACTGATATTTCTGTTGATAAGCATTATGCAGTTGCCCTGTCTAATGCTTCCAAGGTTGTACTTGCTTCCTTCAAGATTTGATGAAAGGATTGAAGTCAGATGATCATGACTGTTGCCGAACTTCGGCAGTTCATTGAAACAGATGAAGTGGATCAGGTGCTTGAAGCCAAGCTTCAGGCACTTGAACTTTTAATCAGGGCATACACCAATAACAATTTCCAAGTCAGAAATTTTAGAACTGTAGTGGATGCTATGGCTACCGGAAACATTCTGGCTGTAAATGGTACTATCCCTTTCAAAGCTGGTGACACCTTACAAATCACTGAATCTGAACTGATGCCAGATGCCCTGGTGACTGTTGCTTCTGTATCAGATGGCCAAATCACAGTCAATGAAGATCTGTATGATGAATCTGGTGTGGTCATAACCAAGGTCAAATATCCCTTTGATATAAAAATGGGTGTTGTGAATTTGTTGAAGTGGGAACAGGGAAACAGAGATAAGGTTGGGATTGCTTCAGAATCGATTTCAAGGCATTCTGTGACCTATTTCGACATGACAGGAGATAATTCCACTATGGGCTTCCCGAAGACTCTGATGGGCTTCCTGCTGCCTTATAAGAAGGCTAGGTTTGGAAGGGGTATCAGAGCATGAAAGGGATCGGCGGCAACACCAAAGCAATGATTCAGGTCTACACTTCTACCAAGAATGAAATTGGTGAACTGGTGAAGACCTGGATAGATGTCCAAAGCATCAAAGGATGGCTTGACCTTCAATCTGGTGATTCCAGATACACCACTTACAATGCCAAAATTCAGGAAAGCACACACATTTTCATTGCAGATTATGTGGCCTTGGATTCCAGAATCAAAGCAGAAAATTCCAGAATGTCAATAGACAGTAAGACCTATGACATTTTACTGATTGACAATCCCATGGGGCTGAAATATGGATCCCAATTGGAATTTTATCTTCGATTCACAGGGGGTCAGTGATATGGCTGCACAGGTCAGATTTGAAGACTTCAGCATTCAAGTCATGGAAGCCCTTGATGCAAAGGCTATTCAATTCCTGGAAGAAGCTGTTGCTACAATACAAACACAGGCAGAAAATAACACACCCGTTGACACTGGACAATTAAAGGG